CATTTTCATCCACTAGGAATGTTGGATTTGTAACTTGCAAGCCAGTCGTTGGGTCTGTCGTGGCGTTCAATGACGTAACGGTATAACCCGTCTCATCCGCAGCATACGGCTCTGTACGGGGGTTCATCACTGGAACTGGATCAGCAGGAAGGACAATAGCGCGAAGCTGATTTTGCGGGATATCAGTGCAAGGTTTGCAAACAAGGATGCGCTTATTGATTAACGACGCACCGCCCCAATCAAATTGCCAAGCTAAATCAACGTGGTTGTACCACATGCCGCAACGGTCACATACGCCAAAGGCTTGTGGATTTTTACTACTTGTCCTAGCGCGGCCAACTTGTGAGGCATAACCCATTTACGCCTCCTTAATTGCGCCAGTAGCCGGAGACCTGAGGCGACACATACATCTGCACATACTCAACGTCCTGTTGAGCAGCTATTGCATACGACTCATCTGCTTCAGCTTTAAGCATTTGAACTAATGCAGGGTTCCATATACGGGCTAAACGATACGCCAAGCCATTAGCAAAAGCTTCCAACCAACGATACGGAATATCAACCGTTTGTCCGCCCGTAAAGTTGCTGTCCTGAATTTGTGTCACTGCGTAATATGATAATGTAGACGGCCCATTAGATGTGTTTGGGACAGGCCAGACAGTCAATGTTGGGCTAATAAGACGATCAAACCAGTATATCGTGGTGAAGCCTTGTTGCGTCTTATTGGGATAAGAAGCGTATTCTGTACGGCTAACTGGAAGAATAATGCGGTCTATGTTTTGTCCGCTATTGTTAGTCGTGACATACGCATCCAAAACCATGACCACATTTGGGTCAACACTATACGTGGAAGTTCCCGTGACGAGATTGACCGTCACAAGTTCCACCTTCCAAAGATTAACGCCTTGGTTGGCCCAGCGAGACAACATTAAGTTAGTCGCCATACGAGCCGATTCCATATGCTCTTGAGTAAGGGCAGTTGCCCTTACTCCTGCTGTGTTGAAAGCATAAATTGTAAGTTCGCCTAAGCTTGGGGAGAAAGCATATGTATTGCTCGTGGTCATAACGACTCCTAATTAGAAGTTCGTGTTAGTAGCATCAGCAATAAGATAACCACCTGCGAAGATTGAACCAACAAATGGACCGCCTGTATTGGACTTCATTTGGAACTGGATATCCGTTCCGCCGGGGTGTCCCACGGGGACCGTATATGGAATGTTAAAGATTTGCACAAATGGTGACTGCGACAGCAATGTCGTGTTGCCATTCAAAGTGTAATTGTATCCGTTTTCTTGGGTTGTGCTGGCAAGATTGAATTTATTATATTCAGCAAAAATCATGTAGTTGCTGGACGTAAATCCGATACTTGCGTTGCCTTGAACATATGACAGATAAAACGTGTAACCTTTTGGCACGGTGTAAAGCGACATCTGCGTCTGACCAACACCTGCGTTGATCTGGGCATAAAGAACAGTAGCAATCTTACCCGTAATAATACCCGCATTAACGCCATTCGTTATAAACATGCCATTAATACGGAAAAACGAATTGGTTGTCGTTGCTGTTCCTGAACCGTTTAAAGTGACGGCTTCAGAAAGCAAATTGTAGTTTGCATCCAAACCGTTGACCTGAACAATCAAACCAGCATCAGTTGCGCCAGACGCGCTGAGAAGAACAACAACACCAGCAGTTCCCGGATAGGCATATGCGCCGCCAGATTGCGTTAAGCCTTCCCACAATGGGCCAAGAGCAGTACCCGCAACCTGTGTGCTGTAACCAAAAATTTCTACGGGCTGGTGGTTGGTAATTAATCCACGGCCTACCTGCAATTCAAATGGCTCATGCTTGCCGTTCTTAGTAATTGAATCCCAGATAACGCCGGATTGAGAAATCGTAGCCATAATTACTTACCTTTTTTCCGTGCCGCAGCGGCGTTGTCGACGAGATTTGGCCAAGGTCTACCCGCAGCCCTTGCCCTAGCTTTAGCACTTTGTTCCTGCTTATGCGACAAGTGCTTTGTGTGATGGTCTTTGGGCAGTTTAGTTTCCCAAAATGGCTTATCAGACATTAGCAACCCCACTTACGGAGTGATTTATTAATGCGGCTATCTGGATCAGCAGCTTTAGCTGAGCCAGTCATTTTACGGCGCATTCCGGTCATTCTGCTACAAAAATTGTCATGACGAGGATTATCTTTATCCTTCGTTGGCGCCTTGAGATTATGGCCTTCTGCTCGTGCAGAAGCGCGTCCCTTGGCGTTTAATCCGCCGGACGGTGACTTGCCTTCAGAACGTGTCCATGCTGCGGTCATATGGCACCCATGAGAAAGTGAGGGGGCTTTTTACACCCCCTCGCTTATATTAATCGTGTTCAGGCTCGTAAGACTTGTGAGCCTTTGGCTCAGTTCCCTTAGCAGCCGTGGAAAGTGGGTGCATGTTTGCACCAATCTCGCCACCATGCTTGCGGGCCTTACGATCTGCACGATGCTTAGCATGTTCACCATGCATTGCATGCTCTGGGTGAACGTGACCACCACGCTTGCGCTTTGCGCGATGCTCAGCCTTAGGATGCTCGTGATGATGCTCCTTGTGCTTTGCATTGTGATGGGCAACATGGCCACCATGCTTGCGCTTGGTGCGACCGCCATGCTTGCGTTCTTGTGCTTCGTGTTCAGTTGGCGAATTTGCGCCAGCGTACACGTCTTTCACAGCAGCATCAGCGTACATTTCGCCGTGCGTACCGTCTTCTGACTTATGGACCTTCTTCATGGCCTATTCCCTTAGAAGTTGTAGTACTGGGTAAGACCAAACAAGCCAGTTGCAGACTGGACATTGTAGGCCTGAGGTATCTGGCGGAACACATACTTGTTCGTGCCAGTAGACGGCGTGAGATTGACGCCCGACGCATTCGCAAGGTCAATCGTGCCACGGACATCGCCCGTTGTGGCGGACGGTGTAGTACGGTCAGCAGGTAAGAACCCGTTTGCAGCAAAGCCCGTGTTAACCGCTGGTGCAGTCTGAGAGTTACCAGAGTTAACAACAACTTCTGCTGAGGTATCTGAACGGATTGGCAAGCCAACAATTGCAGTCGTACCAACAGAGTAAGCGTGGGTCGTATCAGCCGTGCCGCCGGAAAGCACCACAGACTTGATATACTTAAACGCCTTCTTGCCGTTTACTGCGTTACCCGCTGAAATCGTGATGGCTTCAGACATTGGATATCCGTAGACATCGTAGCCGTTAACCGTCGCGGTTGCATAAGTGGCGCTGGCTGCTGCAGTAACGCTTACTGCACGGCCAACCATTGCCATTGGGTTCCAAAGCCAAATTGATGGCGTCTGGATGTTTGTTGGGATTGCGCAAGATTGCACGTTTGGATAGGCCAAAGTAACCGTACCAGACGTGAATGTTACGTTCTGACTTAGCTGATAAGTACCAGTCTGTCCGTTACCAACCGTTGATGAAGTTCCTGTCGTCGTAATCTGAGAGCCGATATAGACGCCAGAAGTTGCACCAAGGGTTCCGCCTGTCACCGTCGTAGAAGAGGACAGAAGAACCATTCCCGGACCAATTGGCATGCCACTGTTTGCCGTAACAGTCAGGATACCGTTCGTTGCTGAAGCGGTAACTGAAGCATAGGCATCAAGTGCCAAAACCGTGTCCGTGGCGCCCGTATCTGACCGGGTAAAGTTGGACGAATAGTAGACGCCAGTAGTAGCGGAGTTAGTCGTAACAAGCGAAAGAGTCGCGCTTGTGGGGTTTGCAGAGGCAACAATTGCTGCCGCTGCGTTTGTGTATGGGACACCCGTGAACGAAACAATGTCACTAAAGCCATACCAGCCAAAGTCTTGAGCGGACTGCGATTCACCCGGAAGGTAGGTGAATGGAAGACGCGGATCAAGGATGCCGCCCCCCGCATAAAATAGCGAGGAGCCTAGGTCAGGGTTGTAGTCCGATGGTTGCGATGGGTTTTGCCCAAATACAATCAGTGGACCGGAGAATGCTGTATCAGCCATAGTGCCTTCTCCTTACGAGGTTGGGAACGAGCCGTAGATCGCGCGCCAGTTGTAGTAACCAAACGAGTAACGCTCGTAGCCCTTAACAAGCAAGTTGTCAGTGACAAAATCGACTTGCATGTCTGTTTCAAACTTGATGCGTTCCATATACGCCAAGCCATCAATGTTGGTGAGGAGGAACCAAGCGTAAGCTGAAGTCAAGAAGTCGTTGACCATATAGCCTTCGCTGAGACCACCTGCCGTCATCATGATCGCATTGACGTCGTTGTCCGCAGTACCCGGACGCAATTCAGTCTTCGTGAGACGGATTGCAACTGGTTCCAACTGTGGAGGAACGATAAGCTTACGGCCACGGGCAAAGATTTTCAAGCCAGCCTGATCTTTGAAGTTCGTGCGGACTGCAATCATTGCATTCAGCAAGGTGGCTTCGTTCAAGTCAACCTGAGTCGTTGGCGTGTTAGCAACCGTACCACCGTCAATAGGATGCGCCGTGGAGCAGAGTGCTACACCGTCACCGCCAACTGCTGCGTTGTACGTCGTTGCCGTGTTGAGGATGTTCGCGCCATAGATTTCCTTAGTCTGCTGGAAAGATTCCACGAGGCCAAGGTTGGATGGCATGAACTGGGTCTTGTAGAGGTTATCGTCAATCGCCTTGCGGGTGATTGCGTAACCCAGAGCAATTTCCGTATGCTCTTGGTTCCAGACGAAGCGTTCGCCAGCGTTAGAATCAAAAGCGGTCTGGCCGCCTTCAGTCTTAAGCTGTGCGAGGCCAAGGTAACGCATTTCTGCCGTGCGTTCCAAAGCCATTTTGGATTCATGCTTCGTGAAGATTTTGTCGTACTGAGATGAAATCATCTCGTACTTGCCTTCTACCCCGCGTAGGCCGGGAAGGAGAAGGTCACGGATCTGTGAGAGATTAACAGCCATAGTACCTTACTCCTTAGCTGATGCCAGTTGGGCCAGCGCCGTTGCTGCGTAGCCATTCGTTGTTGAAGCCAACAATGACGTTGCAGTAC